AGTTAATCCATTTTTTCCTATAATGATTGGTTTTTGTGTGGCAACTATGACAAAGTAAAATTAAATTTTCTGGATTATTGTTTTGTTTATTATAATCAATGTGATGTACATCTAGTTTTTTACAATTTTCTAATTCTGTTTTTTCACAAATCCAACATTTCCTCTTGTCTCTATTCCTAATGACTTCCTTTAAATTCTCATTAAATTCTAATCCATAAGGTTCAAAAGATATGCCACCACGCCAAAGAGGATGCAACTCCCCACGTCTCCCAAACATTGAATTATTTTTACCCTTTTTTGCTTCACTCATCCTCTTTCTAACATTTTTTGAATGATGTCTTCCAGTTGATGCCTTACTCATCTTTTTTAGTGTTTTCTTTGTGGGGTGTTTTCCAGTATTTGCTTTACTTATTTTTTTCTTTGTTTTTTTAGAGCGATGTTTTCCATGCCAAAAGCCAATATTACCATTCTTAAATTGTCCTTTTAAATTTCTTATATTTTCCATTTAGGTCTAATTATGTTCTGATAATAATCTCCCCAAATAACAATTGCACGCCTTCCAGCCTCAAAATTGTTTCCCCTTAATGAAGAGTTCTCTTTTGTTCCCTCGTGTCTGCCCTGAGTGAATGAGCGGTGCTTGTGAGCGAACCAAGTCTTTTTACTCACTATTAGCCTCCCCCCTGCTTTCCACGTCTTAAAGACCATCTCATGACTATCCTGATACATCTGGCCAAAGGTTTTTGTATCTAGTTTGACTATTACCTTTTCCCACCAAGCTTTAGGCATAAACCAACAACTGCCCTGCATTGCCATCGATTCAATTAAATCCCGGTCTTTATACTTTCTGTCTCGGCTACGCCATCTAACCCCAGAAAATTTTCTTTCACCCTGAATTACCAATTTTTCAGTAATCACGGGTTCCAAATCTTTCATGACCTCCCATTTAACAGGATCAAGAAAATACCTTACAGCAGTCATTATCCAATTTGGTTGACAATCTTCAAGAAGAATCCGGTCAAAACCCTTATCAAAAGTACAATGTTGATCTGAACGCAAAATATATTCACCTTGGGCAGCTTTTACGCCAGCATTAATAGCTCCGCGCATACCTCGATTTTTACCCAAATGAATTACACGAACTCGATCATCTTTTTTGATGGGAGTTACAGGCCAATAACCATCCAAAACAACGATTATTTCCATCTGATCACCAAGTTCGGAATTTGATAGAAGAGATTCAATTGTGGGATGTATCCAAGGGTCTCGGTATCCAGGAATAATACAACTTACCTTCATACAAAAATTATAACACATTAATCCGTAAAACTTCAAGAATCTATTTGCTTAGCCTGAAGAATTTGTTTACTTAGCTTTAAAATTAATACCCTATTGATTCTGAATAAATTGAAATACTGGAAGTTATTACCCCACCTCCTGCCGGTGCTATAACATCCAAAACATCATCATCATTCAAATAAATTGGTTCGGTAGGCACATAAGCTTTGTATCGCTTATTGGTAGTACCTTCCTCTAAAACAGTATCATAAGCAGCTCCCGCACCAGAATTTACCTTAATAGTAAGATCGCTTCCAGTATAAGCAGGAGTAGCAGAATAAGCTATTAATACTTGTAGAATCCTTCTGGGGTTCCCTGAAGGAGTCGACACTGTTTGTGCCGTATTAGCACCTGATGTACCTACTGTTCTTTTTCGTATACCTTTCATAATTTATCCACCTCCTTTACTTTTAATAGCTTCATATCCCCGCCCTGCACGCAGGGCGGAGGATAAAGCCAGAAAACCCGATTTAGCCTACACTAGAATTATCCGCTAGGACTTACACTAGGGCTAAGTGACGGACTCAAGCTAGGACTCAAGCTAGGACTTAGGCTTGGACTCAAGCTAGGGCTAAGTGACGGACTCAAGCTAGGACTCAAGCTAGGACTCAAGCTAGGCGATAATGACGAGGAAACTGCTTTAGTAGCCACACCATTCATCTGTGTAATAATCCACTGCCTACCATCACAGAAAAGCTCTACGTAATTTCCAATTACACCTGCAATTGTGACATCTTCAGTTACAGCGGCATCGCCATTGTAATTGATTGCCTCACCATCTTGCGGATCCAATCGCACAGTCTGAGCAGCTAAAAGAGCCACCCTAACGACCATGCCTTTCGAATTAGCCACCGCAGGGAATGTGAACACTAATGCTCCACCATCACCCTCATTTGTGAAAATGGTTGGTGTCTCGAGATCAGTTTGCGTAATTGTGTAATCATCGGTCTTAGCGGTTACAGTTGCAGTACGCAAATTAATCGTAGGAAAAGCTGGCATTGTATAGCTTCTTAAAGCATAAATACCATCTGCCAATCGACTTAAAAATTGTTTTACTTCTAAATTTCTTAACATAATATATACAACTTTGTGTTAATAGTTGTTGTATTTTTCACCTCCTCTCATTTTTAAATTTGGCTTTCGCCAGTTGAAGGGGCGATCACACTCACCCCTTCTCAGGCGACTGGATTGAGTAAGAAACTATCCAGTAAGTTCCACCTCGTCTGAGGACTATTCTCTTATGAGAATTTTTTTAGAAATTAGACGCGTCCTGAGTCATGTTTACAGCAAGGACTTTTCCATCATCGAACATTTGTGTTCCGACTCCAATTATACCCTTAGGTAATTTGGCGAAACCTTTTTCTTTGCTTCCGACTTCAAGATCCATAAACTGCAAAACCATGTCAATTGCACCCCTAATCATGAAAACTGATTGCTGTACTATAGCAGTAAACACATTCGTATCAGCAGTGAACGTTTCACTAACAGAAATATCACCAAATCCAGTGAACGCCATAGCTTCAGCCGAACTACAACCAATATTACGCTTTCGGTAAAGAAGGAATTGATCCCTCAAACCTAGAGCAATATAAGCAGTACCTACTGTCCCACCTTCTACGGCGAGCTTTAGATTAGCTCTTGAATTTGCCACACCTGCACCAATATAAACTTGACCTGCAGTTGCAATAGTGTCTTTAAACTCAAAAGTAACACCTGAAATAACTACTGTGTCGCCATCAATAGGCTTCGTATCTATTGTAAGCGTAGCAGACCAAGGAAGATTGTTGTTTTGAACAACAGTCCACCCTTGCCAGGGTCCGACAACTCCATTTGCTAGAGTTACATCGCCCAATCTAGTTTCTCGGTCAGATTTTGCCCTTCTTAGTTTCGCAACTGTGCGTGGTCCTAAAACCATTGCACGCATTGAAGTTTCAAAAGGAGCATCAAATGCCCCAAGTTTACCTTCGGCTTCTTCTAACAAATCTAAAATATTTGCAGAAGTGACCTCAATAGCTGTACCACCATTAATATCGTGATCAGCACTGGTAATATTCCCTAAAAATTCCTGCTCAACTCTATTATTCAATCCTCTACGAATTGATTTTAAGGAGTGTTCAAGTAAATTGTAAGGAGTCTGCTTTTCTTCAGTAACATCAATATCCTCCGCAGCATACTCGAAAGTATCAACTTCCAAGGTTTGTTTTGTCGCAGTCTTCGTTTCGAAACTAATCTCACTATGAGGTGTATAAGTTCCTACTTGAGGGTGTGACAAAATTGGCCTATGAGCTTTCCTTCCGTCTGTACGAATTAAGTTTTCTAAAGATTGATTTGCCAAATAAACCGCACTATTCGTAACGAATAGATCTACTTGTAAATCGCCCCAAAATTCTTGTCTTGCATCATCCATTTATTTTTCACCCCCTTTTGAATTAAACTAATTTTAATAAAGTAAATTTAATAAAGTAAAAAAGAGAAATAAGAAAGAAAGATATGGAGTTCTATTGCGTTGTTTCGTATTCTCGCCTCGCTGCCTTTGCATCAGCCCAAGCTTTTCGTCCTTTTTTAGAACCAAGGTCAAAATCGTCTGGATTGAGTGGCTTCGAGGGGTCAATATTGATACTTGCATAGTTTCCCCTACCTTTGCGCTTAGGTGTCGCAGATTCTATCCGCTTCACCTTTTCTGCTTCCTCTATTGTCGAAACAATATAAGGAAGTTTCGCAGCCTCTCTTACGGAAATACCTTTAACCTTAGCAAGATCTTTAACTTCTGTCTCGATTTCTTCGGGCAATTCAAGACTTTCAAGATCTCTCTTTGCCTCGCGTTCATCAAGCTTTCTGTCAAGCTCCTCTGCTGTTAATGGCTTTCCTTCGGTATGGGATTCACCCTCCCCAGAAATTTTCTCGGGTTTTTCAGTAATCTTTTTAGTAGCTTTCTCCCTCCAACTAATCTTTTGCTTAATAGCACCAGATAGCTTTTCACGTTGGGAAAGCTCCCTTTTGACTAGTTTGCTGATAAGCTCTGGTTCATCTTCGGGATTAATCCCTAGATCCTCAGCAATTTTGCTTTTCAACTCTTCGTCTTTGATTTCTGCTAATGCTTCAGTTTCAGATTTCTTCTCTTCATCAGAGATTTCTTCAACTTCAGTATTAATATTTTTGTTTTCTACTTCGTCCATAGGACTTCAATATTTTTTTGCCCGTAGGGCTATTGTATAATTACAATGTTTTTATTATAGCATAAGCTATAAAAATTAAATCAAGTATAAATTGTATGCCCACAACTGGGACAAACAATACCTGGTTTAACTTCAATTAACTTAACTATATAATCCCGATCTTTAACAAATTCTTCTGCCATTTTAGCAAAACTCTCACCATGAATATCAACAGTATACCTCCGGACTTCATGTTTCCCATTATAAACAATCGCAGCATTTATCTTTTTGTTCACTTTTGGTTCTGGAGTTTCAACTGAAGATTCAGAAGATCTAGATTTTTCCAATTCAATCGCTCCTTTCAAGTTCTTTTCAGAAACACCAACATACTTTAACCCCAATCTTTTTGCTTCTTTTTGCAGTTCTTTATAATTCATTAATCTATTATAACTATATAAAAACTAATTTGTCAAGTTTCTATTCTGACGTTTACTAACACTATTTTCTTCATCAATAATTAATAAAATACCCGTCATCTGCTTAGGAGTTATTGTTTCAGGAATGTAACTAAGGGGCAAGTAATGCAAATCAATCTCAACTTTTTTTTTCAACATAGTATCAAAATCAATCTTTTGTTTTTTTCGAACCTTTATACACTTTTCGTATTTTTTCTGAAGAATTTTTAATTCTTTATTAAAAACCTTTTTATCTTTTATAACATATTCTTCAATACCGTTCTTTTGTATTTTCTTTGGAACGCCATTAACCTTAATAGCATGACTTTCGGCCAGCTTAACTCTTGCATCATTATAAACACGATAATCAGGAGGAGACTCAAAAGCTTCCTTAAGAAAATTCATTTCAGACTTTATTTTAACTATATTCCTAGAAACAGCATAAGCAAACTTGACACCAGTCAAATTGCCAACAGCATGCAATCCGTTATTTAAATTTATAATTTGCTCCCTAGTTAATTTCATAATTTTATTATCTCAAAATCCATAATTCTTTTCAACTTCTTTCATTTTTTTCTCACGCAATCTCTTTAATTTCTCTCTAGGATCTGGATTTTGTGCCTTTTTAACTGCATTTGCTAACCAAGTCTTTATTTGCAACTTAGTATGTTCGTTGCCCATAAAAGTATTATAACCCTACTTTTGATTTCGCTGCATCAATTTCCTTTACGGTAGGTTCACGTTTCTCATTAAAATCAATAAATGGTTTTAATATATCGTGCAAAATTTCAATAGCTATTGCTCGGGCCCTCACAGTTTCACCAGCATTTTTATTGGTCATTTCTTTTAAATCGCCAATAAAATTTAACCTATCTATTTGAGAAATAATAATCTCTTGAAATTCTATAAAATGGGGATTGTCTTTAAGTCTTTTAATTAATTCTTTATTCATAGCCTAATTATCATAACACATTTTCAAAGTCCATGATTTCTAGCAACCTGTTTCGCTCTTTGCTCACGCTGTGCTCTCATAATTGCCTGTCTATATTCGTCAACCGGAGCTTCTACAATTTCATTTTGCATAGCTAAAGCATCAGGTACATCATCATTCGCCCCCTTGGGAAACACTATTAATTCGTCTTCTAAATCTTTACATGCCCCCTCAATATGATAAATACCACCACTTGAATATCTTGGTATAAGACCCCTAATCCTGACCTCTTTTTGTGTGGTCGGCTGTTTTATGGGTACAATGTTCGGAAATTTATTACGTTTTATGCAAGCATCTTTATAAAAAGGCTCAACCGCTTTTAAGTAAACTGTCTCCTCGATTCCTATTTTCTCAAAACCTTCATCATGCAGCTTAAAAATATGCTCCAACAACTCTTTAGAATCAAAATGTACCCCCATTGCTTTAAGATTCCATTTATTTTGTCTATCCACATAATTTCTAATTATTCCGGTATTATCATTTTCAATACCTTTACCACCCGGGTCTATTGTGGCAAATTTTCTGGTATCCAACGCTTCAACTTCAACCCAAGACCTCTTTTTAAACCATTCTTCTTTAAATTCTTGATTTTCTGAAGTAATGGGATTACATTGATACAAAGCTGCAAATTCATACGGACCAAGAGTAGTTTGATTTTTTCTTAATTTCTCAATTGGAAATCTTGCGGGCCATAGAGCCTCACCTTTTTTTCTAAAATCCTCATCTTTTATAGCAATCGCCGGAAATTCAATTAATGTCCATTTATCATATTCCTCTTCATTATTAGCCTCATCTTCCTTTTGTTTTGCGATTATTCGACCAATAACATCATCTGTATGCCAACGAGTTCCAATAATAATAATTGCAGTGTTTCCCTCTTGTCTAGTATAAAAAGTGGACCTATACCAATCCCATCGTGAATTTCTGATAATATCTGATTCTGCCTCTTCTCTGTTTTTAAAAATATCATCAACAATTCCTATTTTAAATCCTTTTCCGGTAATTGCACCACCAGCACCAGCAGCCATATAGCCACCACCTTCTTTTGTCATCCATTTCCCTTTTGCTTGGGTATCTGGCCTTAACCTAGTCTTGAAAATCTCTTGATAAGAAGAAGATTGAATAATTTCCCTAGTACCTTGCCCGAAATCAACAGCCAAATCACCAGAATAAGAAGCAACCATAATAGGCCATTCAGGATGTTTTCCAAGCAACCATGCTGGAAATTTCATAGTAGCTAGTTCAGATTTTCCGTGACGAGGGGGAACTGTGAGGATTACTCTTGCATCTTGACCGTTTTCAACCTTTTTAAGTACAGATTGGAAAACAATTGCCATTGTTTCATGAAACCAAGTATCTTGATAATCCGAGTCAGTGGCAATAGCGAAATCAATCAGACTTTTTTGAGCTTGATATACCACCATTATCGCCTTTTCCTCTAAACTGACATTAATTTTTTTCATCAGAGAGCTTTTTACCACGCCAATGACCTTTGTGTCCTTTTACAAATCTTCCTTTATTTCTTTCCTCTGGCGATACGATCTGCGATTCTGTTAATTTGTTCATCACTAAAATTATTTATTGGCTCATCGTCAGTAGTATTATCAATTCTTTCTTTCATTCCATGATTAGAAGAAAGTATAAGTTTAGCAATTGTTGAATTATAAATCCCAGCCAATCCACTGTTAATCAACCTTTGTTTTTGTTCATTTTTGATCTTGTTAAGAGCAACTCTAAATTTTGGACGAACATCAGCCCAATTATACAAACTTTTTTCAGAAACATTTAAATATATTGCAAATCCTACAATAGTAGGCAATTTAACTTTCAATCTACTTTCGTATGTTGAATAATCCTTATTTTTCTGTTTAAGGAATTTTGTATACCTATCTTTATTCTTTTTGAGGTATTTATCAACCTCTTTTATATATTTTTCCTCGTATTCAATAATACCAACTGGACGTGACATAACTTTATTGTAACATAATAAAACTAATTTATTTTGGTTTCAAAAGTTTAATCTCCTCTTTTTCCAAAAGTTCCTCGACTGTTTTTGGCTTTTCAATTGGATCATAGCCATATTCACCAAGTATTCTCTCTTTTATTGCAGCCCTAGCACTACTTTCCAATGATTTTTTACCATCTTCAGACAATTCTTTATATTTTGGATCTTTTTTTACACTGTCCAACCAAGCATTGTATGCCCGATTATAAGAATTATTAGCATCTTTAAAAACATCTTTACCAACTTGCTTTTTAAATTCCTTCATTTCTTTACTTGTTTTTCTTTCCCAATTATCTTGATATTTATAAGTAGAAACTCCTAATCCAAGAAATTCAGAAATACCAACTGCCAAAACTGTCTCAAATTTCTCGTCTTTAACATCATTCACATTCTGAATTGAAAGAGGAGTCAGCGAATTAACAATTGACTTTTTAATATCAAATGGTTCTCCGCCAAACATTTCGCCTCTATAAAAATCTCTAAGAATTGAAGCTATTGGAGAAAGTCTATTTAATAATAGTGCATCCATAAATACATCAACAGCATCATCTTTACCAAATTCACCTGCGGTTAAGTTTGTCCAATTACCAGTGCTAGATTTTCTCCAAACACCCCATTCACCATTACGCCTTGTTGGAACAAGTCTAGCTGCCATTATTGCAATAGTCCTCATTCCACCTGTTATGTCTGTCCAATGACCAAATATCTTGATTCTACCAAAATTTGTACTTCGTGGATCTTCTTCGACTGATTCAGGATCTAAAAATTTAGCTATCATCATTAAACCCGCAACATGACCAATAATACTAACCATATTTATAGCTGCCTTTCTCTCTATAAAAGCAGCCCCCTCACTTTTGGCAGTCCTTAATCCAAGTTTTGTTGCTAAAAACTTAGCAGGAGCAAATACAGTTTCAACATTTGACTTAAAAAATCTTGCCGACCATAATAATAAATTCAATTTATCAGCTATCGGAGTTAATCTACCTAAACTACCTCTTCCGGTTAAAGAACCAACAAAATTACCTGCTGGAATCGCATTTTTTCGATCAAGAGTATTAATGCCCTGGGTCTCCATCTGAGAAATAAGCATATCTGCCAAATCTGCTCGCATTCTTAACGCGCCACCACTAAAAGCCGTTTCAGCTGCCCTAAACAGTCTGCCAAATCCAGGAACTTTTTCAGGTAAAGATGTTGGAATTGCTTCTTCATGTAAAACATTTAATCTATAATTACCAGCCTTATATTTTCCATTCATAGCATTTGGCCTTGAATAAATCTCTGCTTTTATCATATCCATAGGTCTAACCCCTTTAATTTTTGCCTTTCGCAATTCTGCTGCAATATCAACAAAAGATTTTGCGAAATTCTTTACCCAAATTCTTTTTTGAGTAGAAGTACCGTAGAGATTCTTGATTCCTTGTCTGCCGAAAAAACTGTTGTCAATTGAAGCCATGGTTGATTTGAACAAATTATTAAAAAACCCAGGGGAATCTTTTATCGCATTTGCAACAAATTTTATAGGAGCTTCTGCAAACCTAACCTTTCCACTTTTCGCTGCAAGTTTTAAATCGTCAACATAACTTTCTAAAGCCACGTTTTTTAATCCATATTCAATTCTTTTTGGATCATTCTTCCATTTTTTAGTAGTAGCATAAGGATCATTCACCCACTTGGGGTTCTCTTTCATTTTCGCTTCCCAAGCCTCTTTTGATTCAACTCTTTCAGCAGACAATTCATTAATCACTTTTGCTTCTTCAAATGTAACACCAAAACCAAGTCTAGTTCGCGCTAAGTCCTCTTTAAATGCTTTCAAGTCCGCAGGATCAAGCACACCAATTTCATTTAATCTTTCAATTTTCGTCAACAAATCTCTTTTAATTCTTGGTTTTAGTCCAATAAGACTTTTTGCCCAAGTTTTAAAACCTTGTACTTGATTTTTTAATAGGAGTTTAGATTCAAACAACGAATTAACATTAGCAGCATTTTCTGTATCGATAAATTTTTCAAGAGTAGCCCTTCTCTGCTCGCTTGTCATTTCTGAAAGCTTGAACGGATCAAGTTTTTTAGACACAAACGCATCTCTTAATTTATTCTCCTGGTCGCGCGTTAAGCAAAATGCCATATAATTATTTTAACACCTAATCTCAGATAAAAACGAATTCCACTGTTCTTTTGTAGTAGGTTGAACCTTTTTAGTAATCTTCGTAATCTCTTGTTTAACTCTTTTGCTAACTTTTTTGCCAGTCCTTTTCTCGTAAGCCTTAATTCTAGTTTTGACAATATCCTGCATCATAACAACAGGATTATCAGCAAAAATTTTCTTCAATATATTTATTTCTTGACCAAACCTAGTCGCAGTTAAAGTAGCAATTTGAGTAGCAACATCAGTATCAACTTGCCCCAACTCCACAAGAGCAGCAAATATCGAATTTTGAAGAATACCTTTTGGCGGATCAATCTCGCCTCTTACCACTTTTAATGCCTCTTCTGTATTATTAGTGACATACTCAACAGCTTTTGCAATTTGAGCATCTTGATTCATCTGCCTAAAAGTTGTTAAACCAAGCTCCTCAATATCTTCTTGCGAAGTATTCTCTAAAGCACCCTTCAATCTCGCTTGCAACCTCGAAACCTTCTCTTTTCCTTCCCCAACCGGGAGTTGTCTTTCGGGGACTTTAACTACTTTGGGCTTTTTCTTAACTTTCTTCTTTGGCTCAACCTTCTTTTTCGGCTTCTTGGGCTTTTTCGCTTTTATGTCGCTAACTGGTTGTTGTGTGACACTAATGACCTTTGAGTTTACTATCCTAATTTCATTTTCTGCTCCACCAAAATTTATGCCATCGAACCCATTATCCCTCGCCCATTGTGCTGCCTGAGTATAACGACCCTCCAAACCACCAATTTTAGTTAATACGTTTTTTGGTATATCGTCAAAGTTTATTATTTTGGCATTTTTATTTAAAAATACTTCCTGTATGTTTGGTCTGCCTGTCTTCGCATTAGAAAATGTTCTAGCTACTTTGGCATCTGTTGTAAGAGATAAACCCTGTTCTGTAATTTTTGCCGTGTCTATATTTTTGCCACCGAAGTATAGAGGTTTCTTTGGGTCGTATAATTTACCTTCTACGACTTTGAGGGTTTCGGAGACTTGTTTCGAAACTTCTTGAGGTTTTTCAACAACTCTTTTGCCACCTTCTTCGGTGACTTTCCCTTTGTCGAAATAAGGGTGATCAATCGCTTTGTCATATAATCTATTATACACCTTATTGTCAATTGTTCCGAGTTTAATTTCTTCAAAACTCTCTAAATCAAATACTGCTAACTGTTCAGCACTCATCGCCTTCTCAAAAGCTTTCGGGCCCTCTCCTACCTTGCTAATATCTAAATATATTTTACCTTCGTCTTCCCACAATCCTAAATGATTTCCTTCCTCTTGTAATTTAGCCTCATTTTTCTGTATATATGTTTCAACAACTTTTTCATTGAAATTGGCCTTATCAACTACTTGCTCAGTATCTTTAAATGGAGAATAAGCCACCCCTTTTGTTGGCTTCTTGCCTTCAAGAGAAATAGTAATACCGCCACTTTTAACTGTTTGCTTATAAGCCTCATCGACTATTTGTTCTGTCTCTGAAACCTGTGTTATATCTCCAGCCTCAAGACCACCAATATCACCACTTCTAATTCCATTAACAAAACTCACAGTAGTTTGCGCGCCGACACCACCAAGAAGCCCTCCCAAACCAGCCATCAAATTTCGAGTTACAACCTCATCTTTAGTAATATCTTCCCTCACCGTAGCTTCAGCCAATAACTGAACACTCTCTTGAACTATCTCTGTACCAGCTTCTTTTAATCCAAGTTTTAAAACCCTTTTTACGAAACCACCTACAAAGACCTTTTTTTGTTGTGGTGAGAAAACTTCGTCAGGAACAATCTTATCAATCCAACCAACAAGCAATCCTGTCGCTAATCCCAACAAATTTGCCTTGTCTTCACTAACTCCATTCTCCATTGCTATAGTCTTTACCTCATCAGCAACCGACCCCGAAGAAGCAACAAAACCCAATGTAGGATTAATTGCAAACAATCCAAGTGAAGCAACAACCCCAGGACCAATATTTAAAATTGTTTCAGGCAATCTTTTAGTAAGTTTATTTTTAGTTGAATCCTTTACCCATTCTTCAGATGGCTGAATAAAATCAATTTTACTCAAGTTTTCAGTAAAAGACTTCATCTTTTCAGTTACTTCACCACCAGTAGTAGCATAGAAATTTTTCCACCTATCAGCCAATTTTTTACGAGCTTCTGTTTCTTTTCCGACTGGAATAACAATTGGCCCAGCAACAATCGATGGCTTCTTTATTTGTTTTTCTATCCGTCTTGATAAAAAATCCGCAGTAAAATCGAGGGCATCAGTCAATATATTAGCAGCTACTATCCCTGTTCCA